CATCATCTTTAAAGAGCTTCAACCATGATGGGCAGTCCTTAAATTTCCTATCGACTGTGACTGTATTGTGATCAGGGTCATCAGGGTGATGGAACACATCATTGATGAACCCCGGTTTAATTACTTGATACGTGGCCATGTGCCACCTCCTAAACTGTAAGATAACGGGGGCCGTGAAGCCCCCGCTTCATTTATGCACCAGTTACGTTGGTCTGGTTGCCCATGGTAATAGCAGCAGTGATGTTACCTGCATTCGCGTTACCAGTTACAGGAGTATAGCGGAACCCCAGATACCGTTTATTCAGGTCGTTAGGCAGGACATCAAACGACACCTGCTTACCTGCAACCAGGTCTGCAAGCGGGATAGTCTGTGACAGAACCACAGTACCCAGTGCAGCAGTTGCGCCTGTTTCGATTGCGATAGTCAATGCTGTCATACCGGCGGCAGTGCCAAACGCAGTTGTCACCTGAGCCAACACAGGTACTTTAGCACCTTTGCCGACATCATGATTCAGTGCAGCAGCGGCCCCGTAAGGGACACCAGCCACACCCAAGTCAATGACATTGGTGGAAACTGCCGTAGCAGTGACCGCCTGTTTATCAGAGAAGATCTGCTGTTCAGATAAAATCATGGTTACACCACCCTTGCTTCAGTATTGATGAGAGCATCAGTCTCACGGATTGGAATGCCGCGATATGATAACACCTCTTTACCCTCAACTTCAGTACGCTGAAGTCGAACGAAGTTATCACTTGCACCTGCGTTGGTTGCAATAGCATCCAATGCTTCCAGTACATCACGGTTACAGTACATTGCCAGCTTACCACCGGCAACACGTCGGTTCTGCAATTTATAGTATGCTTTCCGAAGGAAGTCATACAACGCTACAGTACCTGCTTGCATATTACTCACATCAATGTTGCAGACGCGAGAAATATAACGCCAATCCTTCACGGCCAGACCAACATGCCAAGAGTATTTCTCCTCTTCAGCATAGTAAGGATTACCAGCGGCATCAAGTACGCGCTGACGACCCATGTCTTCACGGGACACACCAGCCTTAGTACCTTTAGGATACAGCAGGTTGGTTTGGTTATCACCCCAGGTGACGAGCCAGATGGACGTGTTATCAACACCGACACCACCGGCATCAATGATCTGATTACTGTTTGGAGCAGGTGCTGCGTTTGTAGGTGCCACGTTGAAACGCGGAGCCAGACCCATGAACTGATCAGGATCAGCGGCGGTGTTGCCATAGAATATCTTGGTCGCGACTTCATTGTTCATCGCTTCCAGATAACCCATACCTTCAGACAGTCGTATTGCACCCTTGTTGCCGGACAATTTCAACAGTCGTTCGTCAACAGTGGATAGACCTTCAACGAAGCCGGTCGTGTCAGTAACCTGAGCCTTGCCAGATTTGCTCTGAGCAATACCCTTATATAAACGACCCCAAGCAACAGACGGAAGACCAGTGCGCACAGTGTGCAGGTGCTCCGTACCTTTGTTACACTCAACGGCATTCGCGTCGTCGAGGATGGGGTTCATCTGTGTCAGCATTTCAATAATGGGGATATACTCTCCCTTACCGTCCTGCTGTTTGTATACGTCGATCAGATCGACGAAAGTTGAACCGATAGTAGCCATTTTAGCTACCTCCTTTTATTTTTCGTTTGGGTAAAGAATATCAACATTGCTTAGAGGCTTGTTATCCTGGTGCCCACCGGCACCGGGGTTGTCTTCCTTCAGCAATTTGCCAAGCTTCAGCATGCCTTTAATGATGGCCGGATTATTACCTAAACCGGATTCATCCATCACTTTCAACATACCGAACGATTCAGCGGCTTCCTTTGCTATACCCACGTTTTCATCATACTTATCACCGAACTCAGTGTGCAGTTCAGTGTCCCACTTTGTTACTTGTGAATCATACGCTTCAGCTTGTGCTGCCTGCGACGCCTCACCTTGTTCTGCCATAAAATCGACGATCTGCTGTTGCTGATCAACACTGAGTCCGGCGTCTGTAAACAGACCCTTAATCGCAGTTATCTCATCATCAGCCAGTTCGACACCTTCTGGTAGTACAAATTCTTTGTCACCTTCTGCTGGTGGTGTATCTTCACCTTCTGCTGGTGGTGTATCTTCACCTTCTGCTGGTGGTGTATCTTCACCTTCTGCTGGTGGTGTATCTTCACCTTCTGCTGGTGGTGTATCTTCGTCACTCATGTGCGTTCTCCTTCATCATTTCAGTCACCCGTTCAGGTGCTGCTTGGTTCAACTCATTCCACAACCAGACACCGATCTGCCTGCCACCTGTGTTGCGTGCCAACACGTATGGATCAGGGTCAAAGGTGTCAGCGAAAAAGCCTGTACTGACCAACATGCGCCACATCACCTTGCGACCTGTCGCTGTCGTAACCATTGACGCCATTTCAGCCAGTTCAATCTTTCGCAGGTCGTCGCTCACGACAGCCCCGCACTCTGCACCATGTTAGCAAGTGCGTTCTCGCCGGTAGTGTCAGTCTTGGATAAATGCTGCATCGTCTGAGCCTGTTGCTGCTGCTGTTCAGCCTGCTGCTGTGCTGCTGCTGCCTGTTGGTCTTGCTGCACCAATTGTGCGGCATCTGAGTCGCTGCGTACAATCTCCGGCGGTGTACCGACGGCGTCGGAATAACTGTCGATAGCTTCAAATGCATCAATCTTATGACGTGCTTCAGGCCACACCTGAGCCAGTGATTCAACGAACCCGGTCACGCGCTCAATGCCACCAATGCTTACGAGCTGCTGCGCCTGAGCCAATACTGAAATGTATTCAACCCGTAGCTCCTGATTCAGTAACTCATCAGGTGCTGGTGGAAACACGCCACCTTCATTCAGCAGGTTGAATGTTCGGTCAATCAGTGGGTCAAGCAGTTCATTCTGCAATCGTTCAAGCACTGGCCCCAACATCAGGAGTTTCTCTTCATGCTTTTCAGCAACTTCACGAGCTGTAATCTGCCGCCGGTCGCTGTTCGCCAACATGAGAAACAAGTCTTCATAAAAAGCACGACTCACGCGTTGCTCTGCTTTCTCAATCTTCACTTCCATTGCAGCAAGGTCAGGTCGGAAGTCATATACACTCTTCAGTCCTTGTCCTGTTGCATCCAGCCAGATGATATCACCTGACCGTAAAGAGGTGCCGACCTTGTTGCGTAACGATGACGGCCCTTGTAGCGGCGGATTCACCACCTTGTCAATGGCCTGAAACGAGCGACGCTCACCGAGCTGAAGCACTTTCGTGTCACCGAGCGCAGTCATGCCAGGGCAGTCAGTGGCATAAATGTCCTCACCGGTTACATCCCACCTGGGTGCCAGGATAGGAAAGTCATCAAAGCCTGACCGAAGCAGGAACATATCTGCTGATTGAGTCTGGCCGCCGCGTTCGTAATAAACCGACCGGTATTTCTTATCGCGAGCCATTGGGCTGTTGTGGTCACGTTTGTCGTTCGGTTCAATCACATGAACCAGCTTCACCCATGCTTCAGTGTTGCCTGATTCAAACTGCTGACGAACCGGTTGACTCACGTTATCAATGCCGAACTCGCTCACCAGTTGAGCCACGCGCAGCTCATACTCACGATAAAACGTGTCAATTTCATCCTTGCCGTTGGTAGCCAGCATGTAGCTTCCCACGGTGTAGACCTTACCGCGCACCACATCATCAAAATCTTCAAACAGACCCATGCACGCTGTACCGAAACAACCCAGCTCGGCATAGACGGTGTGCAGTGTATTATAAACATTCGACTTGCTGAACACGCTGTAAATGATGGTCTGAACCTCGTGAAGCCATTCTTTCACTGCCGGGTTGTCTTTCAGCTCCCGATCAGCAGTGCCGAGCCTGAACCACGGGCGAGCTGGCGAGGTGATGCCTGCCATCATGCCTGACGCCAGCGTGCGCAGAGCCAACCGGGAACGGTTGTTCTGCTGCTTCGTGTTGCGCTTGTAACCTTTGTTCCGGTCAGACGTGAGGAAACGCCCACGGTGAGCCAGGTGATAATCACTCAGCTCTTGCCATGTCGGGATAAACGACGACCGTTCCGTTCTCAAGTTCAGTAGTCGTTTATTGTATGACTTAATCGTAGCCATGTTATTCAGGCATCAATGTCAGCGATATGACATTACCACCAGCGCCGGGGTCATATACTGCGAGTGTGTCACCGGCTCGCAGGAACGTGTAGTCAATGCCCTCACCGCGTGGTCGGTCTGCTGCTGTAGCTGCTGCTGTAGCGTGAAGCCCGGCTGCATATCGACATGCACCCGCGCCAACAGGCACGTTCACCTGATACCACCCTGATTTTGCAAGTGGTAAAACAGTTACAGCCGAACCTGCTGGGACAGTTGTTACTGTCACCGTTTGCCCGGTGCCTGGCTCGCGGAACGCTTGAACAATACCTTGATTTACGTCGCTTCCACTCATAGTTATGCTCCTAGAATCGTGTTACCGGCTGTACCGGACTGAAGGCCACGCGGCCCCGTAAGAATTGTACCGTTGCCTCTGCGACCCCGGCGGCGACCTGCACCAGCACCACGGAAAAAGGGCACATTAGGTAACTCGGCGGTAGGTGGTAGTGCTTTCGGTAGTGCAG